CTTGTCCCCCTCGGTCTGCAGCCAGTTCAGATAGTGCTCCGCCACCTGCGCCTTGAGGCCGCGCTGCATGCGGTCCTGTTCCTGGCGGCCCACCATCTGCTGGTAGACCTGCTGCGTCTGCGGATTCTGGGGATCGATGCCGAGCGACTCCGGCGCGATGAACGGCGGGTGGACCGGCGTCACCTCGATGTCTGGATTCTTGTGGTACAATGCCGGACCGAAGAGCGCCACCGCCTCGAAGATGCGGTTGACCTGCATCCGGAACTTCGGCAGCGCGACCCCCTTCTCCAGGAAGCCCTTGACCGCCTGCTTCTCGTCATCCCACATCCAGTTGTGGACGCCGTCGTAGAACTTCATGCCCTCGACAGCGTACTGCCCAAACTTATCCCACTTACGCTTCTTGGCTAGCTTGAGCTGCCGGAGCCACTGCTGGCACAGCGGGGCCAGAATGTGATTCTGGTTCGTCGTTATGTCCGTTGTCGGCATCGATCATCCCATCCTTACCCGTTGTTAATCGCCTCCGGCGTGGTGGGGAGTTTGGACTCCTGACCCAGCCGGGCGGCGATGGCTTCTTTCAGTTCCACCTTCTTTTGCGTGGGGTTGATACCCAGTCGCTGGGCATGGCGCTGCAACTCCCGATACTCTTGCAGGTTGGCCTTCGCGGCTGGATTACCGGGCTTCTTCTTTGGTTTCGCCGGCGCCGACACGGGTTCGGACTTCTCCAGCGCCGCAAGCCTCCTCTCCATCTCTTCGCGGAACGAGATGAATTCCTTGTGCTGCTCCGTGAAGTCCCAGGCACCGTTCTCACGCTGATCGCTGTTGAGCTCGAGCTTTGGGTCAGCCAGGTGCCGCACGGCGTCCATCCGCCGCCCAGAAGCCAGGTACAGCTGAGTCGTGCGGGCGCCGCAGTGAAGCACGTAGGCCACCATAGGCATAGCGCTGCGTCGGCCCATGGGGTACCACAGCACGGCCGTCCCTACAGGAACACTCGGCATTGAAAAGTCGACGATTCGGTCTTTCAGGTCTGGATCCATTAGGATGCACCTCTTGGGGCTAGGGTAATCGCGCCACCCCCGGCCCCCGTGGAGCGGGCGCGGCGCTGTTGCTCTCGGTGAGCGCGGGACTCCAGGATTTGACGAACCCAGGAGCTCTGTTTCCGCGTCACCTTGGGTGGGGTGAATGCGAGGCCATTGGCCGACGCGTATTCCGCCGTCTCGACCAGGTGGCATGCGCCGTTGCGGTTCGCGGAGTCCAGGGTGACGACCCCGCTCCCCATGCGCTGTTGTTTTTTCTTGAACCGCGACATCTCGTTTACGAAGTTCGGACATTTCCTCACGTCTACGTAGAACATGGGGGTCCCGTCTTCGCGGATTTGCAGCCACCGCCGCAGCGATTCTTCGCGGCCCTGAATGTCGTCCGACCCGTTGATGAAGTGGGTGCCGGTCCGATTGCAGGCGATTCCTCGTTTGGCCAGAGCCATTTCATACTGGCGCTGCGGCCGGATTCCGCTTCCAAAATCCGTCAACCGGCCGCCGTGGGCGTCGATGATGAACCGCTCGAACTGGCGATCGGACGTTTTTTTCTTGATTTCATCCGCCAGCTTATCCGCCGTGCACTGATGGATATACAGCTCGTCGTAGGCGATGTGAAAGTCGCCCAGTGCCGGAGGCGGCGTGGTCACAAACAGCACCGCCGCGATCGTATGCCCTGGGTCCACGATCAGGTCGCAGCACCAGGTGGCCGGCGGTACGTAACCAGCCTCGCGCCAGAGCTTCTGGGGAATCGCCTCGGATTCATGGTCGTCCGTCACAATGTTATGAGTCCACTTACTGAACGTGGGGTACATCATGACGCTGTCGAGCACCAGCTCCCCGTACGCACGCTTCCGGACCACGTCCTCGCCTTGGGCCGCCCAAATCCGCAGGTTGGCATCTCGCGACTCCTTGGGGTAGTACGGGTTATCGAACATCGTGGCCCGAATACAGACTGTCGTTGGATGCTCCATGTTCTGCTGGTCTTCAGCCCGCTGCATCATGTTGAGGATGTCGTCATTCTTGCTGTGAGGCAGGGCCGTCCAGCGAATGAACCCCTTCGTCATGGCCACACGACCGATGGCCTCCTCGTACCACCCGACGGTCGCCGTATCCTCGTCGATGTGGTAGAGGTTCACGTCAAACCCCTGGGCCTGGGATGGGTCGCCCGCGCTGTTGAGCGCGTAAATCTCCCACCCCGTCGTCATCTGCACGCGGCTGAACACCCGGTCGCTCCGGCGGTCCCAAGCGAAGTCCTCGATGAACCGTGGTGGAATCAGGGCCGGCGCATCCTCTGCCTCGTTAACGCGAGACGCATCGCCGCCCTCACTGTCTGGCCAAGGCCGGAAGGTCCGCCACTTGCCAGTGTCGATGTCGCGAATGATCTTGAATCCGCCAGGACGGAACAGGAATTTATGAATGACGCGACCGATGTGCTTCTCGCCGAACCCCAGGCAGACGCAGATGCCATTTTTCTTCGGGTACTTGTCGTACGGGTCCTGGGCGGTGACCGCGCGTGCGTCCTCCACAAACCCCATTAAACTTCCACCGGCGCGATTTGCCTTCGCGCACAGCACCTCCTTGTTTGTGGCTTTGTGGTAGGCCTCCTGGAACGGCAGTGGCTCATATAAACGCAGCGCTTCCGCGTCGCGATTAGCCGCCTCCTTGGCCATCTTGAGGAACTCGCGTTTCTCATGCTCCGTCGCGTCCATCATATCCATGATGGAGGACTTGGCGACATCGGTTTTAAGAAGCCTTCTCAGACGCTCGGTCGTCATCGGCCTGGTGGTCCTCGATTCTGTAGATACGTCGCGCGTGCTCGTCGAGCTTAATCTTGAGGTCCTCGTCTGACATCAACTCAAGCGGAATCTGGGCATTGCCGGCCTCTGAGACCTTCATGCCTATTCGCATAATCATTTCCAGCATCTTTGTGCGGGTCGTGCCCCCTGGTTTCGACTCGAGGTACTGGGCCATGAAGTGCGCGGCATAGCCGCCGGCGCCTTCGTACACGTCCATCAGTCGCTGGTAAATTTCCGCCATGTGAGGCACATCAGACCCGCCGCGTGCCATGTTCTCCAGTAGCTTGAACGACGCGTCGTCAACCATCTGGAGACGCTGGTCTCGCCGGCGCTTTTGGCGCTCGTCCTCCTCGTCCTGCCGGCAGACCTTGCAGATGGTTGCGAATCCGTCTTCCTTGGATGCATCCTCACCAAAATACTGGGTCGTGGCTGGGTAATCCACCTTGCAATGGCGACACCGCTTCAGGCCGCTCGGTTTCTTTTCAGGAAGATACATCTTTACTCTCCGGCAGGTTGACAAGGTTGGAGGCCTCTACAATTCTCTCGTTGCGGCGATACGGGTTGGCAATCGCATGTCGAAAGCAATCGGCCACATCGTCCGCTTCATAGACCTGCGGCCTCCCGGAGACACACCACGGTTTCCAGTGACCGGCCGGAGAATCCCAGTTGCAAAACACAGGATTGTATCCCAACTTGAAAATGCCAGCCAATGAGATGTCTCGCGTGTTGACAACGTCTTCCGTGGATGCCTTCACGTGCGCGCGGCAGTCCTTCCACTCGTAATCAAACCAGCCCTGCCGAGAATGGGTCAGCGCCTCCTCGACCGTCATTTCGTGACGATGGAGCTTTTCGTAGATGACGCGTCGTGGCATCGGGCTCGGCTCAATCAACTCAAACGCCCTCATGTCGTACATGATGAGCCCAGTTGGGAGTGCGGCTGCTTCCTGGATACCCCTCATCTTGCTCGCCTGCACTCGCGAGATTTGCTCCAACTTGAACGCCGGCATAGTGTCCTTATCGCCAAACGCATTCCACGAGAATACATATACGTTCTCTCCGTTCGGACCGGGCGGCCCGCAGTACGGCGCGCCGATGACAACCGGACCCTTGTCGTAATGATTGTAGAGAAAGTCAAAAGACGACGAGAAGAACTCCTTCCATGTCGGGTCATCTGCATGCTTGAGGGGATTCATGTCGCTGTCACACATGACAAGCACATCCGCGCCGAGCCGCCTCGCCTGGACAACTAACTGGTTCCGGACCATGGTCACGGGTGTGTCCGCGATACTCTGCTCGATAATAGGGTCCTCGATCCTCACGTCCCCCTTGATATTCACGATGATCTTGCACATCCATCGCCTAATGTCCGGCACCTCAGATGATGTGGCGCCATTGCCGGAGTACGGTAAGAAGCCGAACATGACTTTAAGTTTTCGAGGGGTTGGCATGTGGGTCCTTTCGCTACATGAGTTCTGGGGCTCGCTGCTTAACGTCCCTATATGTCCGCCCGCAGTAAAGGCACTTCTGGGTCTTAATGTCAAACCGGTGCCGGCACTCTCCGTCCGGCTGTTGCACGCCGATGTGCGCCGCCACCTCTCGTGGCACCGCATGACGGACGTGGCGAGCTCGCTCAGCCGCCCCTCCCTCCAAGGCCGCGTCC